GATAAAGCGTATGGCATATGGATTTAGGGACTCAGAATACTTTTTTCTGAAAATCAAGGCGGCCTTCCCCGGAAAGCCGCGATGAACCTTATTTATGGGGATTATCATTGCCATTTCTGTGGTCACCCATAGTTCCAAATCGCGATGCGTGCCTCAGAGCCCCGGCACGGGGCCGGGGCGGGTTCAATTACTTTGTCAGCACATCGGCGCAGGGGCGCGGCACCAGGACGGTTTTACCCTGGTGCTGCTCCTGCACCTGACAGACAGGCCCGGGGGCCGTGGCGGTATTCCACGCCCAGCCCAGCAGCACGGCGACGACGATAGCCGTAATCGGCTCAAGACGAACGATCATGGTGTCCCCTATGCCCAGACGTATTGCGGGGTTTCGACTACCACCGTCACCGGCGCCAGGGCTGCGGCCAGGGCGGCGTCGGTGGTCCGCACGTTGGCGTGATAGCCTGGCACCGGCACTCTCACATCAATCTGCATCCCATCAACAACCATCACCTCTCCGGTCAGTCTGGTAACCATGCCAAATGGCAGCAGCATGAGCGCGGCAGATGGGTGGTACAGATGCCCCTGTTTATCCTTTAAAAAACCGGCCGCAACCAATGCGGCAAACATTGTTTCCTGGTCTGGTGATTTCAAATTCAGGTCTATAAACATCAGCCGATCCCCTTTATTTGCTCGTCACTCAACCCGCGCTCCCACACTCGGATGTTTTTAATGTGGCCGCCGATGCTGTGTGCTCCTGAGTACGACCCGATAGACAAGTAGCTATCTTCCCCAGGGAATAACGTGCCAGGCTCAGTAACATCTGCGTTTGATTTGGTTGTTATCACGCCATTAGCAAATACAGATCGATCGTCGGCCCTTAATCTACAGCCGACGACAATGCCAGGTATTGAACTGCCTAGGCTAGGTGTAACAACCGCAGCAGAGAAATCCCAGCCGCGGACAGTACCATCTGGCTGAATGCTCAGGCAGATGTAGCCACCCTGCACAACCCATGAATACCGGTATCTCGTATCGCGGATTGATAGCTGAACAGCGATTGTGTGCTCCCGGGCTGGGAGGTTGGATTTTGGCAGTGACACCACATCACGGGCCCTGGTGACAGCAGTACCAGCAGTCGGGATATATGAGCTGGCATAACTCAGGTTTTCAACCTGAAATCCGCCAACATATAAAGGGTCAAGCGCTGAACCCATGCCACCATAAGCAACAATGGAAATTTGTGGCTGTGTAGCCACAAACGTGAAAGCGTATCTTTTTTTCTTCCTGGTCAGCGATGTCGTGACTGCATCAGCCATTTGATACACACCGACCATAAAGCCAGAGGCGTCTTTATCGGCATACGCCCAAAAGCTGATGGTATACAGCTCTCCGACCGTCAGCCCTGACACTGATGTATGTACCCCGCTTCCCATCCCGGTCGGGGTTATTTTTGTAAAGATACCTTGCTGCTTTTCAAGCGTACACGCGACGTTGACAGACCACGTTGACAGATCCTCGCTGTACGCTATGAGGTTGGCAATCTGAGGCTCGGTAAGGAGCCCATCTCGCTCAAATCGCGGCTCATTCACTGCGACTGGTACGGGCAAGCCGTCCTTACCCATTTTCGTGGCGGCGGTGGCCCGGCTAAAGTTAACCATCTTTGCCACCACATCATCCCCGACCTTCACCTCACGGCCATGGCCGGTGATGAGGCGCAGATCATCTGTGAGCGGCGCCCACAAATCCGGGATGGGCAGCGCAGCAGCGGCCACGATATTTGCCGCCACACCGGCGCTGGCGGCAGCCTTGGCAGCCTCTGCCGTGGCAATACCTGCCTGCGCTGTCGCCTGTGCCACCACGCCATAACCGGCGTTCATCACCTTTTCCCAGCTTGGCACTGTCTTCTTAGTGCCGTCCGGTGCAGTGAGCGTCACATCGCCGGTGCCGGTGAGCAGCTGCTGCCAGCCGTCCATCTGACCCTGGTGGTATGCCACAAAGGCCGACAGGTCTCGGCTGAACGCGGGAACAGTGCCGGTGCGGGGGATGTCGATGGCATAGGACTGGTCAGCAGCGGATGGCCCTGCATAGCTACTGACCAGCCAGAGCACGGTATCGCTCTCGACATAATCGAGCTCATAGATGCGGCCATCCGGCGCGTGGACGGGGTGCCCCTTGTCCGGCTTGGATACCGAGGTTTTCCACTTGGTGCCAAAGCCGGTCACCTTCTTGCTGCCGTTGGTCACGCTGACCGTGCCAACGCGATACCATAAACCTGCCATTGCTGGGCTCCATATAAAAAGAAACCCGGCGCGTGGCCGGGTTTATGTGTTTACATAAATTAACTTATATTTAACTAAGCCATGCACACTATTGCCAAACATGAGCTTGAAGCATATGGATATCCTTTGTTATCCCTGTCATATTTGATCGTATATTCTGTGTTTGCCCATAACGTGAACTCGAAGTTATTGCTCATTGTAGTTCCCTGACCAATACCATAATCCCGCGCTGTTAATGACCCCATTGCAACGCCGTTTATATAAACCCACGCGGTGGTAGTGGATGACCCACTTGATACCGTCAACATAAACGAGCAGCGGCGGTGAAATGGCATTGATGGTATGTGAACATCAGCGCCCAAATTAAGAGCATATGTTCTAACAATATCTCCCGTTATCTGGTTTGCATTTAGACGACCTAATATTGTGCAATTTTCCCGAATGGTGACGTTGTTCATGGTGCCAGAGTTCGCCAGCACGTTGCCCTGGAACGTCCCGCTGGTGAAATAGACATCGCTGCCATAGAAGCGGCCATTGGAATCAATGCCCGCGTTCCAGCGCTTGCCGTAGGCACCAAATGCCCCATTGGGGTTTTCCCCCAGCCAGATATCACCACCCCGGAACGATCCACCCTCAATAATCGAGCCGACCAGGTGCTGCACGTTGATGTACTTGGCGATCACGCTGCCGATCTCGGCCGTGTCCATCAGCGCGTGATTCATATAGACGCTGCCGTTTTTGACTACAAACGGATGGCGCTTGGATGACTCACCGCTAGTGCGGGACATAATGGCAAACACATCGGCATCCACGATAAAGCTGGACATCACAGAGCCGTCAGGGTTGAGCGTGACCGACAGGCCGAACCCGCCGCCCTGCCCGTTGATCTGCGCCTTGGTGTACCAGCCCGCCTCGACCTCCCCATCCAGCGAGGCAACGGCGTTGGCCACCGTCTGCACGGCGGCAGAGAGCTGATGGCCCTGCTCGCTCACGCTGGCCTGCACGGTATCAACGCGCTCACCGAGCGCCTTGTCCCCTTCGCTCTGGGCTTTGGAGACTGACTGCACGGCGGCAGAGAGCTCCTTGCCCTGCTGGGTAACGTTGGCCTGCACGGTATCAATGCGCTCGCCGAGCGCCTTGTCGGCATCGCTGAGCGCCTTGCTGCTCTCCTGCAGGGCGGCGTTGGTCTGGCGATCGCCCTCCTTGAACTCGGTTTGCAGCTGGGTCAGCTGGGTGGCGGTGGATTGTTCCACCCCGGCCACCACTTCGCGCAGCTCGCTCAGCTTGGCGGCCGTGGTCGCCTGCTCCCCCTCAAACTCGGCCTTGAACTCGGTCAGCTCGCTGGCCATCGCCTGCTGCTGGTCGCTCAGCACCTTCTGATCACGGCGGATCTGGCCGGTCGCCTGGCGCTGGCGGTTGCTCTCGGTATCGCCTGCCAGGGCGGCACCGATGGCGGCGTCAGCGGCCAGATCGACACTGGCGGTCATGTTCTCAAACCGGCCAGCCAGTGACTGTCCATCACCGCTGATCACCTCCTGCATATCGCTGATGGCGGCGCTGTGCCCCTCTGTCAGCGCCTCCAGAGCTGACAGCTTGCGGGCGGTGGCCTGGAACTCGGTGGCCACGGTTTCAGCAAGCTCGGTGATCGAGCTTTTGATGGTCTGATCTTCCTTCTGCAGCTCGCTCTTGAGCTGCTCGATGCGCTTGGCATTGGCCTCGGTGGCCGAGGTGTTGGCGCTGATCTGCCGCTCGGCTGCAGTCAGGCGCTGACCCTGGTCATCTACCTCTGTCTGAGCCGCCTTCTCGGTCAGGGTGCCTTTGACTGCATTCAGCTCCTGGCCGACTTGGGTCACCTGTGACCCCACGGCGGTGACTTCCGACTTGGTGGCGGTTTGCGCCAGGGTGCCGTTGATGCCGTCGATCTGCTGCTCGATATTGGTGATCTTCTCCAAATCGTCGCTGATCTCGGCGTGGGTAACGCTGGTTTTGACGATGGCCTCGACCGCATCGAGATGTTGGCTAACCTGGGTGATTTTGGCGCCCAGCTCACTGCGTACCGCGTTGACCGCCTCCATGGTGATCGCGCCGGTGCTCGGGTCAACCGAGAACACCGCATCCCGGAAGTCCTCAAAGTCCCCCTTGTAACCGTTGATCAGCTGGCGCAGTTGCTCCTGTACCAAGGTCACATTGATGTAGTTGTCACCGAGCTGGTTCTGGTTGTGGTTGAGCAGGTCGTTAATGTCCTGCTCGCGCTTGTCCAGCGCCGCCAGCTGGTCGCCCAACTCGCCGGTTACCTCGCTGATACCGGGGATCTGCTCGATGGGTTTGCGCAGCTCCTCGCGCAGGTGCTCGGCGCCGATCTCCCCATCAATGATGTCGAGAATGGATGAGGCGTCATAGGTGGTCTTGCCACTGGCCGCCAGCAGGGCTGACTTGCCGTAAGCGTTAACCGCCCGCAGCCAAACATAATAGGTGGTGTCAGGCTTGAGCTGGCCGAACTGCATGTAAGTACCCATGCCAGCGGCGCGGGCCTTGGCCATCACCTCACCGATCGGCAGATTGATGGTCGATACCCACCACTCACAGAGCACCCCATAGCCGTCTCCGCCAGCAAACTTGGGGCGAAACGCCAGCGTCCAGTTGCCCGCCTCCACCTCCACCCCGATCGGGGTGGCAGGCGCAGAGATTACGAAGTTGACCGCCGCCACCGGCGAGGCGGCACCGGTCAGTGCCAGCGCCCTGACCATGGCGGTATAGTTGCCAGCAGCCAGACCATTGACCCGACAGGACTGCCCCGGCACCTGGGCGGTCAGCACAGTGACCGGCGGCTGGCCTGGCTCGATGCGCTGCACGATCACCTGGTTGTAATTGACGGTGCCGCTGTTGCGCCAGCTGAGTACCCCCTGCACCACCTCGCCTACCGTCTCCACGTCATAGCGCAGCTGATCCGGCATCGCCACGCCGCCGGTAGGCAGCTCGGTGATCTCCGGGCGCTCCATCGGCTTGCCGATGGCATCGGCCCAAAAGTCTGGCGAATCCTCGCGCAGGGTGAGATCCACCCCACCGTTCAGGCTGAATGCCCAATCAGATACGCGAAACTCTGACCCGTTTATGCCCATAGGTGGCAGATAAAACCGGATGGTCTGGCCGGGGCGATAGCGCCAGCCAGAGAGGTTAACCGAGCAGGTAATGGTGCGGGCGTTGCGGCGCTGGCGCAGGATGATATTGGCGATGCGCTGGGCCTGGTGTTCGCTGGTGACAAAACGCAGGTCGAGATCTTCCAGCAGCGGATAGCCGCCATCCTCCTCCACCCACTGCGGTACGATGACAGCCGGAAAGTCGGTCTTTTTAAAGGTGATCGGGTCAACGAAGGTGCCCGCCACCTGGTTGATCTTGTCGCTGCTCGATGGCTCCGGCAGCAGCTCCAGATCGCCGATCAACTGATGGGGGCGCAGCTCGTCACTGGCGGGGCCATAGTAGGCACCGGCCAGAATGCCGAACCTGCCGCCGATATAGGTCGGCTGACCGCAGCAGGTCATGTGCATGGCTTCCAGCACCTTGGCGCGGGGCTCGGTCAGATCGAACTCGGCGTTGATGGTATAGCGCGGCTCCACCTTGCCATCGGCGACCGTGACTATCTCGTCACAGATGTTGGCGGCAACGATAAACTCCTCGAGGCGGATTTCGTCATCGGGCACCTTAAGCCAGCTGCGATAGTAGTCGAGGATCACCAGGGCGGGGTTGTCGCTCCATTTCCACTTGTTATCGCGGGGATCCCATACCTCTTTGCCGAACTTCTCCACCTTGATATTGGGCAGACCGGCAGGGAACTTCTCGGCGTCAAACTTGAGAGATAGGCGCAGCCAGGTAATCCCCTGTCCGATCATGTCCTCCTTCCAGTCTGCGCAGTGAGCAAGCATATAGGGATCGCATGTCTGGCGGTCGGCATGCAGCTCCCAGCTGACCAGGCCGCCATAAGTGCCGATCAGATCGTCGCCCAGCCAGATATCCCCGATGCGGCTCAATTTGGTGCCCGCCAGCACCAGGGCAAGGTGCAGCCATTCGCCTTCGTCCTGCTCGCCGGGTTCCTCTGCTGCGAAGCTCATCAAGCCGGAGGAGATCACCCGACCATAGACGCAGGTCTTGTCGCTGGCTGCGGCCCGCAAGATCTGGCTGCGCTCGCTGGCGCTGCGATAATCCCCCAGGCTCGGCTTCTTAGCGGTGATCATCATGGTGGCGCTGGCCACCGCCGTCCCGATGGCGATGGCCGTGGCGGTGGTGACTACCAGGGCCGACCCCGCACCAGCGGCGACACCGGCAATGACAGGAATGGCGACAGCGGGCATTACTCGACTCTCCAGGCAAACAGGGGAACAACATCAGGAAGGAATGGGGCGGGCACCCTGTTCGGTCATGGCCCACACCTGCCCAGCCCACATCACGGCAGCGGTCTGGCCCTGAGGGCCGTCGAACACCAGGGCATCGCCACGTTGAGCCATGGCCACTGGCACCCGCTCAAACAGCATATCGAGGGCAGCGGCAATGCTGCCGTGGGTCTTGGCCAGCGCCCGCTTGGCGCCGATCTCGGTACGGTAGCGACCGCGATACGCCGCCGCCGGGTCTTTGTCGCAGGCTGCAAGACAGACATCCGCCACGAACAAACAGCAGTCGTTTTCACCCCAACAAAAAGGCCGCCCGGAGGCGGCCTGAATGCACTGGATGATGCGGAGTTGCCAGTCTGGATGGCGCATGGTCAGTCCTTATAAACGAATCCGGGGGCGTCCTTCTTCGAGCCCCAGAAAATAGACCGGTCGGCCATCTCGTTCTGGTAGCGGAAGAAGCGATCATTGGGGTAAATGCGACGGTGACTCTCGTCGGTGCAACGCAGGTTCAGCCCCTTCTGCCAATCCTCGAAGATGTTGGAGATGGTGAGCTG